TTTGCCGCCGCCAGCTCAGTGACGTTGATAGAGCCGTCCGTGTTGAAGATGTGGTTGCGGAGGTAGCGGGCAACCATTTCCGTGGTGTTGCCGCAGTCCGCGACGAAGTTGTCAAGGATTTCATACCGTGTGAGGCTGTGGCTGTACATCTTCAGACGATAAATCCAGATGTCGCAGTCGTTAGAGCCAATCTTCACGTTCTGCGGGTCGGACTGCATCCAGTTATCATTTGCGGTGTACGCAAACGCTCTGGACGGCACGCCCTCAAGCCAGACCATGGCCAGCTTGTTTTCGTTGCTGGCCTCAATGCTGACGTCCAGCTCGATTTTGCGGTCCTCACAGTACGGGATTTCGATATTGGTCAGCTCGGAACTGAAAACCGCCTGCTGCGCCTGAAGTTTCAGGCCGATGCCGCCAGATACACAGGTCAGGAACTCCGCGTCGTAATCTCGGACATTGGTAGCTCTGAACACGACCTTGATCTCCTTGCCGGAGGTCGCAGCATTGTCATTGAACAGGCTGCGGTCAAACTGAACATAGGTGCCGCGCTTGACCACAAAGCCAGTGACGCCTTCCGCGTCGATCTGAAATCCGCCGTTGATCCAATCGAAATTGGAGCTGAAAGTCAGCGGATGGTTTGTGCCGTCGCCGTCCTTGTAACCGAACTGCTTTGCGGTCGTCTCGCTGTTGCTGTGCCCCGTGGGGTCGAGGTCAACGGCAAGGCCGGTCGTGACAGGGTTGATGTCATAGCCGAGAGAGGTACAGGTGACGGTGATCGGCGCAACGACGCTCTCGCCGGTGCGGATGGAGAGGTTGATCGTGCCGACCGTAGTAGCACGGTACGCCCACGTCTGGATGGTGCGGTCAACGGTCAGCGTGGACAGGGTATTGTAGCCTTCCAGCAGACGGACAGTCGCCGTGGTGCTGGTGGGGTCATACACCATGTAATTGATGCTTCCGGTGGCGAACTGCTGGATTTCGATTGCGCTCTGATACACCGCGATAACCGGCGTATTGTTGTCCGCCTTCGTCCAGATGCCGACATGGCGCAGGTGCGTAGTCGTGACGACCGCCTGCCGTGACCTCAAGCCACGCCTCGACGGTGTGCGCGCCGTGTGTCAGCTCAAGCGCCGTGGGGTCAATTGTCGCGGTGACGGAGCGCCCCGTAGTGGCGACCTCACGGGTGAAAACCTCCGTGCCGTCTACGGTCATGTGAATGGTCTTTGTGCCCTCTCCGGTGGGCGTGAGGCGCACGGTAAACACGCTGGACCCGTGGAAAGCGAGGGTGCCGAGATTCCATGCCAGATCGTAGGTGGACACGGTGACGGTCCATGTGAAGGACTTGTTATTGCCGTAGGCGTCCTCAATGGTGAGCTTGATCGTGTTTGCGCTTGCGGGGGTGAGATACTTCGTGGCGTCGAAGGTGCAATCGCCCTGCGACACCGCCTGTGTAGCTACCTTCGTCCCGTTGATGCGCCACGTTGCCGAGCCGTCGCCCGTGGGCTGCTCGTCGGAAGTATCGGTGGACGTCCAGTTGAATTTGATCTCGACGGTCGCGCCGTTCATCACGGAGAATGCCCGCGAGGTCAGCTTATTGACGATACGGATTAGGGAACCGACGTCCCCGCCGCCACCTCCGCCGCCACCGGAGAACGGCCCCAGAGGGCCGACAACGACCTCGTCGTCGGCGGTCATATACAGATAGCCGTCCTCAACGTAGGCGTCGTCAACCTTGCCCTTTACGGTGGTCTTCAGGTTGTTGAAATCTTTGGCGAATTCATTGACGGATGCGACGGCCTCCGTCGCGTCCAAAAGCGCCTGCTCAGAGCGTGCGGCGGATTCCTGCGCGGAGTTAGCGGACTGCGCCGCCGCCTGTGCGTTGGCTGCTGCCTGCGTCGCCTTCGTTTTGGCGTCCTGCGCCTTGGATTCAGCAGCTTCAGCGGCTTTCAGGGCCTCGTCAGATACACCGGTTGCGAGCTGGGCGGCGGCTTTTGCGGCCTCCGCTGCCGCAGCGGCGCGGTCTGCGTCGCCCTGCACGGCCTCCTTGAAGGTGCCGAATTTCATGTTATAGGTTTCGCCTTCGGACGAGACAAGCAGGAGATCGTCGTCCTGTGCTTCCTCAAGCGTCGCAAAATCAGCGATTCTTTTGTCAGCCATGTTCTTCCTCCTTATGGTTAAGTTCCGGTGCCGCCGCTGTCAAGCGCGTTCAGCCGGTTATAGATGTCGACCAAAGCGGCCTCAATATTGGACACCTTTGTCTGAAGCGTCGAGATCGCGGTATCGTGCGCCGCAATGGTGCCTTCGGCGGTGGTCAGGCGCGTTTGCAGGTCGGTAACGGTGCCCTGCATTTTTGAAAGTGTTGTCGTATGCCCGCCCACGGTGGATTGTAGCGCGTCGATGTCGCCCTCGGCGTTCTGCACACGTTCTGCAAGCTGCGAGATGTCCGACGCGTGGTTGGAAATCGCTGTGTTCAGCGCGGAGAGGGATTGCGTATGCCCCGAAACGGTGGTTTCCAGCGCGGAGACGCGCTGTGCAAGAGCACCGGGGGAAGAATCCTCAATGCTCTTGATGCGCTTAGATAGGCCGTCCTCAGCGCCTTTGGCACGGGTTTCCTCGTTGCCTATGCGTTCACTGAGAGCAACTTCCACGCCCTGCGCGCGCTCAATCTCAGCCGCCAGCGCGGTATCATCGACCTTGCCCGCCAGCTCCTTTGCGGCGTTCTGGATCGCACCGTTCAGTTCCTCCGTGGTCTGCTTCAGGTGCTGCACCTCAGACAGATACGGGTATTCCTCACTGAGTTCTTCACTGTTCGGGGCCTCGATGTCCGCCCGAAAATTGTGGTCAAGGGTGAGCTTGACGTTGAACATGACGCTGTGGACAAGCTCACCGATTTTTACTTGGTCGCCCAACTCCGTAGCCGGGTCGTACAGCGATTTTGTCGCCGTAAAGGGTAAATACACCAGCCCATTAAAAGCCGCGTACAGGTCGTTGCAAATGCCCTGTGTGGCGTATGGGTTACTGTCGATGGTGAGCATCGTTCCGTTGTCGTTTCCCGCCGTGTAGCTCTCCCCGCTGTCGCTGTTGAGTGTCACGCCGGTCACAGTGATCTGTGTGCCGGTCGTGATCTCGCCGCAGACGACGGGGATGTTGATAACGCCCGCCTGCAAGGAAACCTTTTTCGCCATATTGGCGTCGGTGTCCCACACAAGGTAGTAGCCCTCCGGCGTGACGATTTTGTTCCCCTTTTCGTCGGTGATGAAGTAGGACCGCTGCACGTTGTCGCTGCTGCCGGGCAGCACACCGGACGGGACAGGGAGCACGGCGTTAAAGACGGTCTGCTCCTTGTAGGCCAGACGCACCGGCTGATTGCCTGCGCCGTTGGCAAGCGTGATCTTGTTGTAGTCCTCGTCGATGACGTGGAATGTCTCGTCGGGGGCAGTCGTGAGCGGGACCAGCCGCAGAAGGTTTTCTTCCGTGATGATCCAGTTTCCGCCGTGGCAAGCCCCGATATACCCCAGCACCTGCGACATGGTTTTTCCGCTGGGATACGGCACAACGTAATCAGCGCCGGTCTTGATCCGCGTTCGCAGATCAATTCCGACGCCGATTCGGTATGCGATTTCCTCTACGACGGACTTCATGCTTTTCGGCCAGTTGGCGGCGGTGTCGCTACCGTCCAGATAATTCTGGTTGGTCTTGAGCATGGCGTCGTAGCAGTCGATGGTAACAAGCCCCGCAAAGCTGGTGTCGCGCTGGTCGATGTAAAATGTGCCGAACTCCTTCCACTCGGTGGCGGTTTTGTCGTTCGTCAGACGGCCCATGATGACGACGGGGCTTTTCGCGGTGATGATGTCGTCCGTGAGGATCGACAGATTCAGTGTAGCCGATATGCAGTTGCCCACGGACAGCGGGGACGGCATAAGGGAACGGTCGATGCGCGGCGCGGAAATAACGGTGTAATCCTTGTTATTGATCCGCGCCTTTGCATCAAACCGAAACCGCCCGCGCGCCGCGAGCTTCGTCCAGCGCTCAGTACAAATACGCATAGGCTCACCTCTCCGTC